TAATTGCGTTACCGAGGTGATAGTTGAGTTCTTGGTCACGGATAAAATCCCAAACTTCTATTGCTCCTCGGGTGTAGTGAGCAGGGGATTGTTCGGCCATTTTTTAACCAGATTTGTAACAGTGTTAGTCAGGCAGTAGTTCTGCCGTTGTAGTGCTAGGTAGACAGTGATGATGTCAGCTTTGTCAGCTTGTTTCAAAAGATCGTCAAGCTGTCTTAGCTTGAACTCTTGCTCCATCGTCAGCTCTACTACTGGCGGTGGGGGGAAGCCATGGTATGACTCGTTTGGCAAGTGCATCATAATCATTACATGTGAGAATTTTTGCTAGACGTGCGTTGACCAAAGCAGTTTCTTCATCTAATTCTTTAGACTTAAATGCTTTGACAACTGTGTCCCAAGTGTAACCGTCTTTGTCAAGCAAAGCAATCGCACGTTTGACACCAATACCAGGCACACCACCATAACCATCAGTCTGATCACCAGCAAGAGTTTGGATCAGATGCCAACGCATCCCCTCCTCTTCTGTAATTGTGATCATCTCCTCAAGGTTGTACAACTTGCCAGGGATCTGTTTCATATCCTTGTCTGGACTAACAATGATGTTGCCAGGATCAAACGTTGCGTAGATACCCATAGCATCATCAGCTTCCAGCTCTGGAAGTCTAACGACCTTGTACTTGTTACCTAGTTCTGTGATAACTCTTCGGTAACCACAGGGCTTTTTTCTGTTTCGATGACCCTTGTAATCTGGGAAAATTTTTTTCCTGAAATTTACAGCATCACTAAAGAACAGGATCAGCTCAGGATCGTCCCACATGAACGCTTGCTTGATTTTGCTGAGTTCACGCTCGACGTTCTGGTAGGCTTCACTGAACTTACTAATGACAGTGATAACATCATCACCCCAGTCAATCTCATCTTCTGCTGCTGCACAGCATTTGTAGACAATGAAGTCAGCGTCGATCAGAAGTTTCATTTGTAGTACCAGGCAAAGAACTCGTTGAATTTGGCGCGACGGCGTTCATGAAGATAGGGATACATGCGCATCACGATCTCATGAATGACTTCACGTTTGTGTGTAGACCAAACTGCATACGGTTTGTGATGTTCTTTTTGTGAGGGGTCTTTGCGTAGTCCTGACAAGTTGCCAAGACAACCGACCGCTTCGTAAAAAGACCAAAGGACATCTAGGTCAGTCATCTTGACTGCCATACGCCAGCAGTTTTTGTTTTGATTAAAGGTCAAACAACCTTCGCCTTCAAAAATGCCGATTGCCCATTGAAAAGGATCAATGAACTTCAGCCCAACTGTTTCCACACTTGGCTTCGGCAGCGATTGGTACTCTGAGATTGTAGTATTGTCCGGCTCGTCTTGCGGATTCGAGAAGGCACGATGAAAGATACTCTGCATTTTTAGGGTGGGTTTCGTACTGTAATTCGTCGTGGATAAACGCAAGCTGGTGACAGTCGGCGTCTTTAAGTGACTCGTGTGTCAATACCATCCAGCGTTTCGCGATAACACCGGCCCCCGATTGGAGCAGGTAGTTCAATGCTTTATGCTGACTGTCAACCTTAATAGGTCTTCCGTCAATCGATTTTACATACCCTTGTCGACTTGACTTTTTTATAGCCTTAAGAAGTTCTGCAAGGCCATCAATAGAAGAAACAAACGCTTCTCTGAGTTCTGCTCCCTTTGCTTTTGCTTGTTCGTCAGATAGTTGGTCATCAAAAGTCTTGCCTAATTTGAGGTCGCCCCCGCCATAGGTGAAGCAGTAAGTAATTCGCTTGATTTCAGATCTTGAGACACCGACTCGATCGGCATTGACTTGATGGATGTCTCCGGTAAGGAGGGTGTCGGCAAATTCTTTAGACCATTTAGAAAGGTAATGTGCGAGCATCCGTAGCTCGATGCCGCTAAGATCGGCACCCACCATAACTTGACCAGGGGATGCTTTGAAAAGTTGTCTACAATCATGATCAGATGGGACTTGACTGAGGTTGGGCTTTCGGTGGGCGCATCTATGGCTGACAGTTGCAACTGAACAATGGTGATGTATACGGCTAGCAGTCGTACATAGCTTCAGCCATGCGTTCATGCCTTCCGAGATCATCCCCAATTTCTTTGTAATAGTTAGACACTTCAGAAAGTCCTCTGCAATGGTAATCCCACTTGCAGCAACTTCCTTCAGTACAGTCTCGTCGATGAGTGTTTTGCCTGTCGGTGTTAATTGTGTTGGCTTCCATTTATAATGCCATTTTAGGCACCACGCTATGTGGTCACGTGATACAGGATTGAATTCGGTGGTGCGGGTGAATGTTGCTCCGGCGATATACCCGTAGCGTCGGTTATTTGCTTTAGGAGTAAATTCCGATCGTGGGTAGAAAGGATGCCTGTCTTGTAGTAGTCTACAAGTTTCCTCAAGCTCTCTTCGCAAAGCAGATGACAGTTGCCATGCAGCGCGTTCATCAAAATACCATCCATGAAGTTCCTGTTGTGTGAGGATTTGTGCTACTTGGTGCTCAAGTAAGACCCATTCAGGTAGCGGTGGAAGTGGTCGCATAATTTGCGGGTGACGTTGACATCTTGTACGCAATAATCTTGCATCTCTTGGCTCCACTCTTTCCAATCAGTAGTTTTACCGAAGCTGCCTTTGTATTCACCAAGCCTATAGCCGTAAGATTCAAGTGAATGCCTACCGTATAGCTGTGATGGCATCATGTCGAACTTCTTTTTCATGTCAATGTCAAGCATATCTGTGTGATACAGACGTGACAGAAGCAAAGTGTCTACAACCAAGGCGGTTGGTGAGAACCACGGGTAAATTTTACTGAGACAAGGAATGTCATACCCGATAACGTTGTGCCCCACAATGATGTCAGCATCTTCGAGCCGCTGGACACCCCTGGTAAGCGGTTCAGCATCACCCTGATCGTTGTAAACAATCGTCGTGTCAGTCTCTTGCTCGTAGATAACAAGGCAATGGATGCAGGTAACATCATGGAGCAGGCCGTTGCTTTCTAGGTCGAACACTAGGGTGGTTCCAGACATAGGTCTTGTCAACGAATTGTGCACGTTTTACCATCTCGGGGGTAGGTGGATTAGGAGGACCAAGAAGTTTTATCGTGTGGATCGAAGTCCTGGGGAGCTTCAGTTTCATTAAATTTACAGGTAGATAAATCGTAATCTAGTAAGCACGCGATGCCAGTTTCGCCAGAATATCGATTCTTAAGGACTCGCACTGTCGTAGCATCGTGTTTAGATCCACTCTGCTGATTTCGTTCGAGTGCAATAACGCTATCTGAGAGCTGAGCAATTGCAGCTGAGCCGCGTAACTGGCCGAGAGTAACTCTTGCTCCTTCTTCATGATTTTTGTCCGATTGTGTTGTACGTCGAAGGTGGGACACCAAAAACATGGCAATGCCAGTCCGTTCCACGAGACTGCGGAGACGGGTCATGGTGATGTCCAGCATCCGTCGCTCGTCGCCATCTAGGCCAGACAAAAGAATGCTGAGGTGATCAAGGAAGACAACACGGGTTTCTAACCCTGCTGCCATGTACTCAATACGGTTATAGATATGGTCAGGGTCATAGCTACCGAAACCATCAAAGAGGTGAAGGTTCCAGTTAGCTATGGTTTTATCAAAATAATTTGTCAGGTCTCGTTTGCTGTGCTCTCCAATGTGGAGTGACTGTCCGACTGCGGAAGACATGAGTCCGAGAGCAGTACGGCGGTTAGATTCTTCAAGTGCCAGGTAACCGACCCGTTCTCCTGTATTAAGAAGGTCAACTGCGAGTTGACGACAGAAGGAGGATTTTCCGATGCCACTCCCCGCAGTAATTGTTGTAAGCTCCCCAAACCTGATCCCGTGAAGCTTTGTTTGTAATCCTTGAAAGGAGTAGTCATGATCAGCAGGAGGTGAGGGTGTCGTTACAACTTCTAGCAGGGTTTTGGCATCAATAATGCCATCAGGTGTGAATTGTTGATGATCGTAATTACATACAGCTCGGATAGCCTCTGTATCTCCGGCCTGTAAAGCCTCTGAGGCGTCCTTGTAAGCGTCTAGAAAGCCGGTGTAAACCTTGCCAGGTGGCAACACCCCAGCGCACTCTTTTGCAGCGTCTCTACCGGCATCATCGTTATCAAAAAAGATTACGATTTTGTCGTAGTAGTTGACCCACTCATAGTTGTGCTGGATAGCTTTCTTTGCAGCCGGTGCACCATTAGGAATAGAGACAACATCCCAATTCGGTTGTGCCTCCCAGACGCTCATCGCATCAAGTTCGCCTTCGACGATGACAAGCTTGGTGGTTTTCTTTGTCGTCTTGTGTCGAAAGTTCTGCATTCCAAACAAGGTTTTGACCTCCCCTTCGCAGCGGAAGTCTTTCCCCTTTGTTCTTACCTTAGCCCCAGTAAGCTTTCCATCCACATCATAGTAATAGTGGCGTAGAACTTGTCCATCCTTGTAGGTTTTGAACAGTTCTGCGGTCTTTTCACTGATCTTCCGTGAAACCAATCGGGTAGCTTGACCCTTGAGTTCGACATCGGACATTTTGTGAGTGTGGTTGGATGCTGAGCCATCACTGCCTGTGCGGTAGTGACATTTGTGACAAAACGTGTGACCATCTGTGTACAAAGCGTTGGCATCTGAAGAACCGCAGTTGTTGCAAGGCATGTGCCTAACAAACTCGCTGTCTACATCAGCCACTGAATTGGAATGTTTGAGAATGAGCACCAGAGGATTCCTAAACGTTCACAGTATTGTGCGTAGGTAGTTTTACTTTTTTTAGATATTGTGTTGTAAGGAGACTGGAAGACCATACGCAGGTCTAGGTCAGGGTTTTGTTCCTTGACTGCCTTAATCTTCCGCCTGTCTTTGCTGTCCCAATAGCCCTTGCATTCCAGGTGGACGCCGTTTGGCAAGATAAAGTCTGGACAATATCTATGGGCAATTGTGTAGTCAACCTTGACAGTCTCGTACTCGTACTTAACGTCAAGGTCAACCAACAGGTCAGCGACTTTCTCCTCCAATCGGGAGCGAAAAGCCATTTATCCAGTTGTCGTATAGTTCGTCAAAATCTCAGAAGTCATCCTCAACTGCATCACCTTGCTGGTCATTGATGATGTTAGGTTCGCTTTGCTTGAAGCCTTTGGTCTTACCAAACAGCTCAGCGACGTCAGTACCTTCCATGTCACCAACATCAGTACCAGCCTCAGACGAAACCGAGACAACCTGAACACCCACAAGCTTGAGGCTAGTGCCATAGGTGACACCATCCTTCAAGATGTAAGGCTTTTGGTAAAAGGCAAGCTTAACTTTGCTACCGCTGTACACGGGGATGTTTTCGTCTGTGAGAACTGTCCCCTCTGTGTCAACGATGACAGGTCGGGTCTCGTCCTTCCAAGAAAACTTGATCTTGTACTTACCTTCTGCAACCTCTTCCCAAGGCTCAGGCTTCAGGGTAGAACGCTTAGGGTTCTTGAGTTTAGACTCAGCCCAGGCAAGACTACCCGGACGATCTGTTTCAAGTTGGTCAACCATGTCATCACCGATGATGGCAGACAAACTAAATCCAAACTTGCTTGGTTTCATCACAGCCTGGTAGCCTTCAAGAACTACAGGCTCTTCAGTTTTGAAAATGGTGCGGGCCATTAGCAGAAAAAATAGGTGGAATCAATCACTGTTGACGGTTCTAAGTCACCAATGATGGGTGGTTTTGTTTCTGCACCGATGTGCTGTGCAAAAGTTGTGAGGTAGTCATGCTCCGCAAATAGGTGCATGTATGTCTCACGAACAATGGCTGAAAGAATACCCATGTCAGTAGCACGACAAAGTACCGAGTCGTGTATGAGGGAAATCGGTGCGTTAAAGCGTAGTGCAGATAGACACAAGAGACTTGCATCGAGACTGTGAATAAGATTCGGAGCAGTAGCGTTTTTATGATGTGCTTTGTCAACCTTGTCACTGTCATCAGTGGCAACCCTGACCTGACATCGACCAAGCAATTGAAGTTCAATCACTTTGGTGTTTTTCTTCATAAGACGTTGTGTGACCACAAACCCTGCTGGTGTTACCCATTGGATTTTGTCAGCACCACGATCAATGGCAGCAGCTACTTCCTTTTCTATCCACTTCATCACCTGCATTGGGCCAGGAACAATCCTGTCCATAGCACTACGAACCGCTTTGACAACTTGTGTCAAATCGTCCTTGTCAATATCAAGACCCTTCTCTTTCAAGGCATCACGAATGTATGCTCTGTTTGAATAGGGTTTTGCATTGTAAGGAATTGTGAGGCATGTGCGCTTAGTACATTTTCGATCCCAGTACGGTTTGATGTGATCGGGAATGTCGTTGTAGCAAGCCTCAGCTACAACTTTGTATGCGTCCTGTGGTTTATCACTGGGGACGACATTGACTAACTTCGCTGTAGATTTGTCACGTGCAAGACCTGACAATATCTGAAGACCACTACATGTAGCGTCTGTAGCTACCATCAGGTTAGTAAACTGACGACTACAAACTAGAACACAGGCATGATATTCCTCACAAGCTGCAAGAAACTGCCAGGGTTCGTCCGCACCTTCCCAATCCGGTAAGTTACCAATCGGGTCAGTTGCTACACGTGTTATCAGATCGTGGTTGTTGTTGACCCAGACCTGTCTGTCTTCCATTGTGTCTTTGTCTAAGCCATAGGTTGTTGCAACCTGAAAGGCTAGCCAGTGCTCAGCTTCTGGTGTGACAAAAGCTGGCTCATGGAACTTCAACAAAGACTTACCGAAGTCAGTGTCTTGTGGAGTAAGGAACGCAGGGATCGGGTAGACCCTTGACCTGTAGTCAAACGACCATGGAATAAAGAACTTGCCTTTATCCTTGAATACCTTGACAGCATTCATGGTCATCCGTGTCCTACAAGACCTCTCAAACGCATTAGCGTTGATGTTCATGACCTCTGCCGCACGCCGCCTGTAGTCCTTACGTGAATCGAAGTTCTCCGCAATGTCTACAGGCTTAGGTGGCAGTGGCATCTCCACTACAGGGATGAACTTACCCACCGCTATACGCCTTTCCATCAGTGTCTCAGCAACACCGACAACAAAGGGGTTTAGCGTGTAAGCAACCTTCTGAATCTTGTTCAAAAAGTTGATTGGAGTTTCCCCCTGTATACATAAGGGGTTTCCCCGCCGTACCATGTCGTACCCCTTCATGACCTCGTTAAGGATGTATCCACCTTGAGACTCATTAGACCAATCATTTGGTTCTATGAGCATGGGCCAAGCAATCGGACTGAAAAGTTCAGCCGTTGCCATGACTTCATCTTTGATGATCATGAACTCAGGGGTAGGTACGACATAGTTGTGACGTTTTTTACCCTCTTGCCTGGTCTCCCTGGTAAACCACGGCACGGACTGACAACTGCAAATGCAGTCCAGCAACCAACCACCTAGTCGAATGCGATTAGCTCGCCCCCAAGCTTTCCAGTGGTCAACGTCACAGCGGTTCATGAGTGTCCGTATGACAACCACCTTTTGATGGGTGCCAATGGACTTGTGCCAGTAGTTCTCCTTCAACGTGTGAAGTAACCCTGGCACGTTGGCCTCGTAGAAACGCATCATGCACTCGTTTTCGATCGCTTGACCTATCGCATCCGTAACGCTGGACACAAGGTTTGCTTTCGGTTTAGTGCTAAATACTTTGTCGAATGTGACTTTGCAAGCGATAGCTGACGCAACCTCTGCTTCTAAATCACCCAAAAATTGGTTGATCTCTTTGAAGTTGACGCCAGCACTGCCCTGCCTCAGCCGAAGTCTAGTTGACTTAATACTGTCAGCCACATTAGGCAAAAGCTTGTCAATAGAAGCCACCCCGTATACTGAAGAACTTGCATAACTTCTGTCCTCAATTTTGGATGTGTTAGAATGCAGTTGTTGTAATCCTTGTCGGATTTGTTCACGCTCAAGGGCGATTTGCTCATCAATTTCAAACTTTGTCGGCATCAGTATTGAGATACTTTACTGACATGTCATCAACTGATTGTTCGTGCATAAGTTGAACGATCTCCTCTTTGTGCGGGTGTTTTTCGAGTTCGATCATGAGTCGAGCATATTGTCGCTCATTTAAAATCATCATCGGCTTGGTCCAAAAATTTGGGGTGCACGTAGTAAAGTGCTTCTTCAGCACAGACAATTAACTCGTGCGTTTTGTATGTCATGTATTGTTTAATCTTGCTTTCAGCGTATGACATGCGTTTGTATACATGTTCAGTGACTTTGCTGTTGTCAAGATTCTTGGCTCGAATCACACAAGCAATATCAGCAGGCAATTCCCATCCGGCAACTTTCCAATCCATTACATCGTCGTAATAGAGAGGTTCAAACTTGTCGGAGGGAATAGCTGCGATACGGTTCCATTTATTCGGAAAATACTTACTCATCGATTAACCGTACGTCTAAGAGTTGTGAATGTCTGTCATTGGACAGTTCCAAGGCATACCATGCGGCATCCTCAGCACTGGCGGCGAGAATGTAAATACTCTCGTCACTTAGACAAACTTCATAGCTCTTTAGTCGTGGGCTTTCGAGTAGCTCGTCTTGCCCGTCGTGGCTTTGCGGGTACATCAGGTTTTCCGATGTACGACTCCCGTTCAGCCAACTTTTTATAAATGGGATGCCATTTGTGCTCTTCACCGAAGTAATAGAGCCAACAATAGATCGCATTGCGGATGAAATAGTCTTCATCAATCGCTTGCGCTTTGAGTTCCCCATCTTGTGTCAAATGGCCTCCATGGATAAATAGGACAATGAACTACACGTGAGTGTGAAAAAAACCTTTTCAGTTGTCCAGGTTCTGGGACTTACGGGCTATGCCCTGCCGCACTTACAACATAGTGACCCTTGGCTGTGGTGCCACCTAATCAGTTGAATAAGTGGCACATTACATAACTTAATTCTACGTTTTTGTGCTTCTTCGTTATTGCTACAGAAATAAGGGCTTGACAAAGAAAAAGACCCCCACCTGACGGTGAAGGTCTCTGCACCCCTCATGCTATTGTAGTCGGTTACAGAGCGAATGCCTCAACTCGTTCTGCAATGGGATCAAGCAACGGGTCAGTGCAGCCCCTCTCGCTAGGAACATGGTTTCTGATGTACTTGTCAACAGTTTCCCAACCAAGTTCCTTTCTCATATCGAGTGACATTTGCCACAACTGGTTGCCGTGCAAGTCCTCAAGCTCTTTGTTTTTCTCAAGCTGTGCTTTTTCTTTTTCCGTAAACTCGTCATCTCGTTTGTCAATCGCAATGTGCTCATCACAGAACATGTATTTGACACCGTACGCAAACATTAGTTGGTACATGTCTTGTTCTTTGCGTTTGACCTCTTTTGCTACACGCCGCAGCATAAGAACGTCTTTCTCTTCAAGTTGAATGGTGACTTTTTTGGTGGACATGATCAGATAATAGTTTTGGTGTTGGAAGTGGGGTCGTCGTCGTGTGCCTCTGGACCGAAGCCTTCAGCTTTAACACGTTTTTTGTCAGTCGGTGCCAATGTAGCGTGTGCGTCCTTGGGTTTGAATGAGTCAAACCACTCACGTATTGCTTCACCAGTAGGTGTGCTCTTAGGCCAGGCAATGAACTTGAGAGCAGCTTTGACATCAGTAAAGATGCGGCTGGTGTTGGGTTTCCAGATCGTGTAGGTCACAGGCGGACCCTCACGATTGCGGCTGCGCTCGATGTACAGACCATTCGCGGTGAAGTAGTCAGCTTTCACTCATCAGCTCCTCTTTGTCATTTTCAAACCATTCTTTGAGTGCATCTTGGTGACGCATGTTAGCGATCCAGTCAATCGGTATCACCAGATACTTTTTACCACGCCAAACAGGGTAGTAGCCGTCACCATAGGCAGTGTTTGCGTACACTTGAACCTTGCCGCAGTCACCGATTTGAATTTGACCACTGTCCACTGCTACGTTGCCGATGACCTCAGCATCATCTTCACATATAAGCATAGTGAATGCATTGCAGGCTTCGTCCTTGAGTGGATCCCATTCAGGGTTTAGGTGGTCGTGTTGATGTGCTGGATGCTTTTTCTTTGAAGACATTGTAGAAGCTCCGTTCTAGGGTGGTTAGTTTGATTGATGGGTCCTTGAGTGCAAGACGTGCGCGTGCTTTAGCCTTGCCGATGTAGTCTTTGGGGTTGCTGTACCACTGGTTGACGCGATCGTTATTCAAGCTGCTGTACAGTAGTTATCTGTACTTTAGACAAGGTGTTAGGTATTTCTACCATTGCCAAGGTTATGGCATGGTTTGCTGACATAGCCCTGACCGTGACATGTCCAGTTGATGAACGTCCAGTTGTACGGGCTTTGCCTGCGTACTTGATAAACCATTTGTGGTAATTCATGCAAACCTCGCACGATTGGTGAACTTAGTCTCTGTACACATGCAGTACCATCTGGCAGCTACATATATCTCAGTTGGTGCATACCGTTTGGGTCGGAACGTGATCTCGTTGTCCGTGATTTTGAGGTTGCCAAACTCACCCTTGACAAGAGGCTCGTCTTCATCCTCCCACATGTAACCGTACTGGTCCTTGAGTTGATCACGTTGTCTGTTGATGAACGTGGTCTCGTTATCATACTGAGAATCAGTCTGATACAGGCTACGGTCTCGTGTCACAGTCTTGCGTACGAATGACCGTAGGTCCTTGATCGTGGGATTGTGTACTCGTTGTTTGAAGATGATAGCCACTTAGAAAAAATTTCGATGGAAAAGTTGTGAAGCAAAAAACGCACCGTGAGTGTGAATTGTTCTTTTTTTTTATTACTTGTGTGTCACCTCTTCGATGTCAACGTAGGCAAAATGTAACCGCTCTGATTGAATCTCAAAGGCACGATATGCCTCCAGTTCGTTGACATAAAACCCCAATGATTGTCTGTGTCCATCATCAGTCAGTCGGAAAACTTGCCAGGAACGATGTTGTTTTGTCATTGTTTGTTGAGCAGTGATTGAAGAAACTTGATTTGATTTTGCACTGTTTTGATGTTAGCTTCCACGTGACATAGTGGCAGCAGTTCTTGATAATAAACCAGTGCTTTCTTTGTTGCTTTTAACTGTTCAGCGTTAAGTGATACTGACATTCAGTTGTTTGTGCGGTGGAAGTAATCATTAACAGCCTGCCATATCTCAGTTGGTGAATATTGACCAGCGCAGTAATCAATGCTGTCTTCAGTGATAGTTAAGCGACCTCCCCAGTAGTTACCAGGGACAAGCGTCTCATCATCGTTACGCCAGCGGTGCCCGTAGTTACGTTGCACGGCTGCACGTTGCCGTCGGATCATGTTGGTTTCCCATATCCAACTGTCGCGGTCGTAGTTGCGGCTGTCGCGTGTTGCCTGCGATCGGACAAACAAGCGGAGATCGTGAACGGTTTTCATTGGTAGACGTTGGAAGCGTTGACGTTGTGGCGGTAGAGTCGTTGCAGGAGCCTGTCTCGATGGTCTCGCTCATCGTCGGACGTGTCAAGGTGTGTTGTACCTTCGAGAGCGTCGATGATGCATGACATATCATCGAGACCAAGGCGTACCGTGATGGTTGGTCTGCCTGGCGATGGGATGGTCATGGTGTCATCTGGCGGCAGTGGTCGTAGCTGAGCACGTAGTCCGTGCGCTCCTGGCAGGCCTTAGCTGCGATGTGATCGGCAAACTGTGCAGCACTGAACAGACACAGGAAAATGGTGGTGAGATAGGCAGTCATGAATCGCACTGAAGTTCCTCCCGCACTTGGTCATTGTTGGACACGTAGAAGTAAACTTCTTCCAGGTCTGGGAAGGCGTCGCCCATGGCATCGCCGCAACCGTCGAGCAGAGTGTAGGTGCGGTAGCCGTCTTCGTCGCGGGTCTTAATGAGTTGACAAGGTGTCTGGCCTTCGATGGCTGATTTGAGTTGGTCGAAGGTGTGAGTCATGTGGTGGTTGATCACTGAGGACAGAATGACGGTCTTTCCGTCGTAAGTCAACCCCCAGTTCAATAAGTCTTGCTTATCAGTCGGTATAAGTTCAGCTTATGGAGTCGCGACAGATCGAGAGAGATTGAGAGGGAAGAGGTAACGCGTGCGATCTATCTATGTTTACCCTGTATCTGTAGCAACTTATACCGTTTAGCCCTGCGTACCTGTGTTTGACACAGTTGTGCAAGGTCCCAAACCCCTTGCTACCACTAGAAAAACGAACATTCGTCCAGCAGATTGGACGCATTTTGGCCGGACAGGACCCCCATCGGGGTAAGTTGGCCCAGCTACATACGTGTATAGGCTTCAGAAATTTTTGTCATTTTTTATCGGACTTCTTCTTTGCCCAACACAACTGACACGTAACCTCAGTAATCGGATAGTTCACATTGACAGGGACTTCTACATGACATTCTTTACACTTCATGACACGTACATCATCTAATTTAAAGTTCATAACATTACCCATACTGTAAGGATCTTATTATCATGATCATCCTTCAATGATGATACGGATAATCCTATCCTATCTTCATTAAAGAACATATATAACATGTTATTAAACCACGGTACTTACAAGATTCACAGAATGTCCATTCCCGGGGACATATCCTGTATAAGTAAAGAGACTGAGTTGTCTTCCGTGAGGATGACGAGTCAGTCTCATGTGGGGGGGTTGGGTCAGGTCCACCCTTCCTTTCCCTTCCCCCTTATACATAAGGGGTTATTTTGTGTCTTATGTGAGACAGGCAAGACAAGCTGAGCGTTAGCGAAGCTCTACCCAGTTAGGGACACCGTTTCCGGGATAGCCTCTAGCTTGTTGTCTTTGGTCTCTATCCATACCAAGGACGATGTGGTTTGTAGCAGCTTGTGGGTCTTCAATAAAGCCTTGGATCATGTCGTTCCATTCTTCACGTTTCCTTAAGTTGACAACCTCTTGAGCAGAGATAGACATGGAGTCAGTGAAGTATTTGACACCTTGAGCAAGAGCGTCAATCCGGTCATCGTGTTTCA